ATGGACAATGCTAGAGAAGATAGTTCGTTATCGCTTAATTGAAAACCAAGTGCTGGAGTTTGAAGAAACCGATTACACTTATTTGCCGTACGTTTTTTTTGATGGGCATTCTATTGTGTTAACCGAAGGTACATCGAACAACACCTTCCAGATGACAAGACCTTATGTTTATCACGCTAAAGGCATTCAAGATTTAAAAAACTTTGCCGGTATTTCATTGGCAAACTTCTTGGAAAACCAAATACAGCACAAATTTATTATCAAAAAAGAAGCTATACCTCAAGAAAAAGACTACATTGAAGCATTAAACAACGTGCAGCGTGCTAATACCGTTGTCGTAAATGCCTATAGTGAAAACGACCCGAACAAACCAATCCCAGACCCAATTAGAGAAGTGGTTAACGTTGGTGCTCCACCAGAAATCATGGGCGCATTCCAGGTGACTGACCCGACCACACAAACTATTCTAGGCTCGTATGCGTCAAATGTTGGTAAAGATGAAACTAGGATTTCAGGGAAAGCGGTAATTGAATCCGCTACGCAAGGGAATGCCGCTGCTATGCCTTACATCGTAGGGTATCTGCAAGGCTTAACGCAAGTAGGCAACATCATTGTTGATTTGATACCTAAATACCTGGTAGGTAAGCGCACACTACCTTTAGTAGATAGCGCTGGCGAACAGTATTATCAGGACGTTAACATGGAAGGCCAGCCAGTACTTAACTATGGCGACAGGTCTGTTAAAGTAAACATTGAAGCTGGCGTAAACTTCCAAGTACAGAAAAACCGTGCCTTAGAGCAAATTATTGCATTAATGAATGCATCGCCACAGTTCGGGCAATTTATTAATAGTCCATCGGGCTTAAAGATTCTTATTAGCAACCTAACCATCTATGGCGCAGATAGACTTCAAGAAGCTGTAGAGCCGTTCTTACAAGAGCAGGCCCAGCAACAGCAACAAGCCATGCAAATGCAGCAACAAGCTATGATGCAAAACCCACAAATGATACGCGCACAAGCTGAGATGATGAAAGTGCAAACACAAGCCCAACAAAATCAAATTGAAAATCAGTTTGAAATTGCGCGCTTAAGCACTGAAAAAGAACTTGCCGATGCAAAAATACTTGAAGCTGAAGCAAAAGTGTCGCAAGCTCAAATAGACAGCGCAGTACGTCTTGAGGAGTCGCAAACCAGTCTTGAGGTGCATGCATTAGAGTCAGCGGCTAAAATGGCTGAGGTCAATCAGCGCGCACAAGCGCATGACATAGATATACAAAAAGGCATGAAAGAGTTAGTCGGAGAGCAAAGTGCACAGTCTTCTGAATAAAATACTGCAAGGAATGTATGGTTATGGGGTAAATCCAATTGTTCCTGAAAGAGGTTTTCCTGGAATGGTTAAGCCTGGAAATATTGATATTTATAATCGCCCTTTAGTAAAAAACCCAAAAGGTGGCACGAGCACTGCTTATTCTATGGGTGTTAATTTAGATGGTAATGAATATTTGATACCTAGAGTAACTGATGACGGCAAAATATTATCAGAAAGAGAAGCTGTAGCGCATTTTAAAAAAACTGGAAAGCATTTTGGGATATTTGAAAGCCCAGAAGCATCAACGCAGCATGCCAAGTACTTACACAATCAACAAAAATCTTTTTATAACCTATAAGGACATAAAATGAGCAAATATAAAATCACTGAACACCATATTACACAGCCTGGCGGCGTAGAAAAAATGAAACGCGATGGTTACACTCGAAGTGAAATTATGCAAACCATGTATAAAGTTACAAGCGGCGCATCTAAGGACGAGAGAAACAAAATTGTTTCTGACTTATTCAGGAAAGATTGATGAAGACGTTGCTCAAGGACGAAAGCGGTTCTGACATTGTATTGCCGCGCGTAACAGACGTGCAGCCTGTTGCTAACTGGTGGATATGGAAACCAAATGGCATGTTTGAGCGCGCTATAGCGCTTGTAATATTTGATTATTTTGAGCCTGAAATGGAAGTTATTGAGCAATCTACCGCCCTAATGGGTGTTTCTGATTTGGGCCTTGCATCAATGGTTGAAATTTTAAGCGAAGAGCGTAATTATATATATTCTGAAACTTACCCTGGAAGCTAATCATGAAAAAGAAAGCACCTGCAAAATCAGTAAAACATATGGATGTGGCACAAGACAAAAAACTTATTTCTAAGATGATTAAAAAATCTGAAAAGAAAGATGTCAAAGAAGATAAATCCATGATGAAAAAAATGATGAAGGGGAAATGCAAATGAAACAAGTAAAAAAAGAAATAAAAAAAGGCATGCTTGTAAAAGGCAAAGCAGCCGCCACCCCTAAAGGTATGTCTCATAATGTTAAAGTTATGGAAAAGGCCGGTTATTCCAAAAAAAGAGCAATCGGAGCAAGTTATGGCGAAGTTGGCATGGAAAAGAAAGCCCGCAAGGACGAATCTAAAGCAATGAAAGCCAAAGGAAAAAAATCATGCCGCTGAAATCAGGTAAAAGCCGCAAAGTTGTATCTGAAAATATAAAGACAGAAATAAAAAGCGGCAAGCCGAAAAATCAAGCGATTGCCATAGCCTTGTCTGAAGCAGGCTTATCTAAAAAGAAAAAGAAATAACATTCGCTGTTCGAGGTTCGCGAATCACGAACAGTAGATGTTTCAAGTGAAACATTCGCAAGTGCTTGACACAAAATGTTTCTATAGTGAATAATTAGCTTATTACGTTCCCAAACGACAACTTGGGCGCTACTATACAGCGTAAAGTATTGGATTACGGTGACACCGACAGAAGTCAAAAAACGAGGGTTTTATGGAAGAAGTAAAAGATATTGTTGAAAATAATCCTGAAGTACAAGAGCAAGTATCTGCTCCTGTTGACGATGTTCAAGCACCTAGATTTAATCAAATACAGATGAATGATGTTGTCAAAAGGGAACGAGAACGAGCTTATGAAAAAGGAAGATTAGCAGCTATGCAAGAATTACAAGCGCAACAACAGCAACAGCAGCAACCACAAGGGCAAAGTCTTGGAGGTATGCAGCAGTTTAGCCAAGAAGATATTGAGCGCATGATTCAAGAAAAAGCTACTCAGGCAACACAAGAACACATCCAATCACAATTAGCAGAACTAAAGCAACAGCAGATGGTTAATAGCTTTGTGCAAAAGATGGAAGTTGCCGAGCAACAATATCCAGGGTTAGAACAAGAGCTTAACGAATTGAATTATAACGACCCAAGAATTCATGCGTTTATCGGCATGGTAAATGACTTTGAAAATACTGGCGAAATAATGAAAGAGGTTTTGGATAATCCATACAAGTTGTCACAGATTTTGTCTGATATCCAATCACAGCCTTATCTTGCACAAAAAAACTTGCAGAAGTTATCAGCAAGCATTAAGCAGAATCAGCAGGCAAAAGCTGAAGAAGCACAAGCAAGAGACCCATACTCCCAACTAAAACCTTCGACAAGTGCCGGAATGGATAACGGTAGTATGTCGGTGTCTGATTTTAGAAAGATGTTCAAAGGCTAACCGTCTAACGTTGTCCTTTCCGGTTGAAAGATGATTCATTATTTTAACCGGAGAGTGCAATTATGCCAGCTACACCAGTCAACGTACTTCAAACAGTACAAACCTATCAAAAAGCAGAGCTTGCTTGGTTATTAAATAGCTTCGTAGGTATTTCTTTAGCTAACAAAAAGTTTAAAGACTTTAACAAAACAGCACCAAGTAACTTAGGTGACACTGTAACCTTCGATACAACCCCACGATTTATTTCTTATCCTGGTCTTATTATCACTCAACAGCCTTCTGTTCAACGCGTGCAATCATTAATTTGCTCACAAGCTGCTAACGTGTCACAAGGGTATACCGACCAGCAATTTATTTTCAATGTAGAAACATACATGGACCGCTTTGGTATGGCTGCAATGAAAGAGCTAGGAACAAACGTTGAGTCTGACATTCTTAAAAACTTTGTGTCAGGCGTAACTGTAAACGACCCACAATCTGCTAATTTAGGCGTAACCCAGTACAAGTCTGGTCCTTTCCGTTTCTATGGCGATGGAATTACCCCAATTAACAGCTTTACACAATTGGCGCAATCTGTTGCTAACTTCCAAGATTTTGGTGCAGCTACACATAAAATGTGCGCTATTCTGCCAGTTGCTAACATTCCAGCAATCGTAGGTAGCGGTTTAAACCAATTCGCTATGGACAGAAACAATGACTTAGCTACTAGCTGGACTTTAGGTAAATTTGCTGGCGCTGATTGGTATGAGTCAAACCTATTACCAGTTCACGTATCAGGAAGCATTGCTGAAGCTGCTGCACCTGCTAATGTCATGACTGTAGTATCAGTAAATGACCCTACTGGCGCAAACATTACTAGCATTACTTTTAGTGTTGATGCTTCTGTTGGTAACGATGCTAACGCTGTTAAAGCTGGAGATTTGTTCCAGTTTAATGATGGCGTTTCTGGAAAACCAAATTTAAGATTCTTGACTTTTATTGGTCATCAACCTTGCCAGCAGCCAGTTCAGTTCCGTGCAATTGCTGATGCTGCAAGTTCTGGTAACAGTGTTACTGTGCAATTACAAACCATCAATGATGTTGGTTTAGTATCTGCTGGCAACCAAAACCAAAACTTAAACGTAGCAATCCAAGCTGGCATGACTGTTACTCCAGTGCCAAGTCATAGAGCAGGTATCTTGATGTCTGGCGACCAGTTCTACTTAGCTATGCCACGTCTACCAGATGAGTCTCCATACACCACCGTAAGCACTGTTGACCCAGATTCTGGCGCATCTATTCGCCATTACTTTGGTTCTCAGTTCGGTTTAAACAATCGCGCTTACGTTCGTGACGTGATTTACGGCTCAACCTTGGTTGCTGAAAACTCATTACGTTACGCATTTCCATTATAAGCTTAGGGCGGCATTAGCCGCTCACCTTAACTTAAGAGGATAATATTATGACTGTTTACAAATCATTTAATCAGGCGCTCTTCCCTTACGCTTACGGCCTAGGCTTGAGTAACAATGCTACAACCCCTAACACAAAGTTAGATGTAGCTGTTGGAAGTATTTTAGATTCTACTAAAACTTTCCAAATTAACTTAGACGAAAGTGTTACTATTAATGCCGCTGTTAACGGCTTAAATGGCTTAGACACAGGCTCTTTAGCAGCTAGTTCTTTATACTACGTGTATTTAGTTTCTAGCCCAACAGGTGCCGGCGTAGTTGGCGCAATGATTTCTTTATCAGCTACCCCATACTTACCTTATGGTTACAGCGCCTATGCTTTGATTGGTTATGTTGCTACAGGCGCAGGCTCTACATTCCTGAAAGGTTACTGGACTGACGACAAGTCAAGCTGGCGCACCTTTATGTATGACGCACCTCAAGCTACTGCAATCACTGCTGGTAATGCAACTTCTTACACTGCAATTGATTTAAGTGCTTTTGTTCCTGCCGTTGCGAGCACCCCTGTGTTTATTGATTCAGCGTTGACACCTGCTGCTGCAAGTCAAACCTTGAAATTACAGCCAGCAGGCGGAACAGGCGATGCGGTAACAATTACCGGTCAGGTTGCTGCTGTGGTCG